AACTGGACAGCACGACAGTTACCCAAACTAGAACCTTTAATTGTGGACGAACCAAACGCTGGATACCATGATTCAATATCGTCAACCTGACCAGAAATCTGTTCAACCAATTCAACCGTGAACGATCTGTCGGGGGCGATACGGTTCCAATCATGGAACACATCCACATCCAACGTGTAACCTTGACGTACCTGATTCACTACCAGTTCAGGTGAACGCCAAAACTTGCGTCGTTGCATCTGCTTCGCATCCTGCCACGACGTTGTGTAATACGAATCATATTCGTCGGGTACACCTTCGATACAATCAGTATAGAAATCTGGTTCGAACCTGTTCACATACGCATAACTGGGGTGGGCGAACACACCGTTCGTAATACCAGTCGGCAACACATAGTCCGTACAAGCAACCATTGCGTAACCATCAGCGGTACGGTAACGACTCCACGCATCAATCGTCGGATCATACACAAACGACACAGTTGCATTCGGAGGACGAGTAAACCCGTCATACTTTAATTCCGAATCATCATAAGTGACACCATCTGCGCTGGTGTCATCATAATCCTCAAAGAAATCAGGGGTAATACCAACAGGCAAACTAAGAAACACTTTACGTTTACACCAATTAACATGCACCGTTTCCAAAGCATTCTTGTTGATCTCGCCAACATCGACCAACGGTCGTAGGTTGGCAAACAAATCTTTAATTGACGACCCGTTATACATAAACAAACCATCAGGCCACGAAAAGAAAAACACCGCCTGCTCAGACGCAGACACACATTGCGAACTGAACGCACCCAACTCCTGAGTGACAGGAACAACCTGAAACGTAGCCTCGTTGTACCCGTAAATAGCGAACACAGCACGCGGTTTAAACACCAGCATATGTTCCGCAAACGGAACAATCGCAGTCACACCCTCGCCACCACCAACAACATCAACATAATCCTGTTCACGCCACGACTCAGGAAACAACGGATGCGACCAACGCACCCTGTCAGGATAATTAACCGAATCTTCCTGTGTGTTCGCAACCCACATACGGTCAATATGAGAAGCAACATGCTCCGCCTTCGGAGCATGAGTGCCAGACGGCGACAACAAATCATCCTGCCAAGCACCAGACCCGCTCGCGTTCAACGCGGTCATCGTCGTCCCATCCCACTTCCGTGTCTGGGTGGCATAGCCAGCCGACACATACAAGAACGGTTGATCACCAATCCACTCCGCGAACTCGGCCCCAAACTCGGCAGTAGTGGTCAAACCAGTATCCGTGAAATTATCTGCCGTCGCATAAAACACTTTATCGCTAGCAGCCAACATTAATTGCTGACTGATCTTATTCCAAAAAAACATTCGGTTAGCAGTCCACGCGCCAGAAGCAATACCGCCAATAGCGGTATCATTAAAACGGCAAGAACCATTTCGAACCTTCACACCGCCACGCGGATCAATGTCAACATTCAACATGTCAGGCGATTCATTACCTGCAAGGTTGAACACATCTGCACGCAGGTTTAACCCGCCAGTAAAATCGTCAACAGCGAACTGGGTGCTAGACATCAGAACCTCGGGTAACGTCCCCAAATATTAGTGGAACCACCCGACGACAACTTGATAGGAGCATACGCTTCGGGACGCATCACATCCCGACGCATAAACGAAACCGTATCATTAAACGACCGTTCAAACTCCTGCGCCGCACCAAACGCTTCCTGCATCTTATACACACGCGATACACCATAATCAACCAAAGCCAAATCCAAAGCCTCAGGCCCATCAGGTTGTGAACCGCTAGTGATCCAATCCTCAGGTTCACGATACGCACGCACATTCAACGGATAATTGCCGTCAGGCTGCGGGAAAATATGAATCTGCCCAGCCCAATACGCAACAAACATTGGACGGCCAGATGCCACATCCGACGTAGAAAACGTTTCCTCCGCCAACTCATACGACAAAAACTCTAGACGCACATGATTCGGGTCAACAATGCTGACAATCTCACGGATGTCATCATCCGTGTAATCATCAATCGTATAAGCAATCTGGCCAGCAACAGTATTGAAACTAAACGACACTTCAAGAAACGGCCAACGCCGTTCCAAATCCACCACACGGTTGTACCCGTCACGCACAAAAAGATTCAACAGGCCATCAGAAACATCGGCGGACGAAACGTCCGCCATCTCCCTGATCTTGCTGCGAATATCACTCAGCGTCAGACGAGCCATCGCCATCGGCGGCCTCCTTCACCTTAATCAGCCCCAACGACCGTGCATGACCATAACAATAATTAGTACCCATAGCACGACGACCCTCACAAGTATCGTCGTTGCCCGCACACTTGTTGCCACGACCAACATAAGGCCCGCTAGCAGCCGCTAGACGGGCACCATCCATATGTGCCTGACGAGAATGCCGTGTCGCAGGTACACCGTAATAAGAAAATGCTGGAACTCCGCTCATAACCTAGAGGGAGCGTTCTAACGGTAGTGGGGCGGGGAGCATAAACCCCCCGCCCCGAACCGTCATCAGGCCGTGCGGCCCGTCAACTTGCCTTGACGCTCACGGTTACGGCAGGTCAGGTTGCCGTAGCACATGATGATGGCGTAACGCGCATCAAGGTTCTCAGGCCGAACGAAATCGGTCTGCGAGAACCACTTGCCCGAATGGCCAACAAGGGTCAGGTACTTGCTGTTCAGGAAGTACACGGTGCCCGAAGTGCAGGCATCGTCATACACAACAGGAGCAGCCTTGAACAGAAGGTTCTGGAACCCGCTGTCAGCCGTCTTGGTGTCGGTGTAACGGAGTTGCGGCTGAAGCAGCGACTCGTACTTCTCAAACAGGGTCTGGGTGGTGACGATCATGTCAGGATGATCGTTGCCACGCGACACGGTGTTGTAGGCGGTAGCCATATCTGCGAGGGTCAGGGCACCAGCGGTGCCTTCCTCATATGACGCCCAGAAACTGTTGCCAGCATCGGCGGGGTTGATGCCGCCGACCGCACCAGTTGAATCAACAATGGCTTCCAGACCCAGCCAGTCCTTGCCGCTGTTGCCCGTGCCATCACCAAAGAACATGGTGGTGAACCCTTCCTTGATGGATTCCTCGGCCTGCATGACCTTGGCTTCCAGAAGGTTGATAATTGCGGCCTCACCGTTGTTCTTGGCTTCCTCAATACCAGAGATAGCGATGGACGCAGCGTACTGCTTCCAGTCGTACTCGGCAGCAGAGATGCCAGTCTGAGCGGTCAGTGAAATCGTGTCGTACCCAGAGTATGAGCCGACGGTGCTGTTGGTGCCATAGATCAACGGCTCAACAATCTTCGTGCCGCCATCCAGCATACGGATGCGACCACCTTCCATCAGGAAGTTGGTCAACGGACGAGCGTTGAATACGTTGTCAGTCAACTGGTCACGATAATTCGCAAGCGTAGTTGACAGCAGTTCATCGAAGTTGGCGTTTCCTGCCATGATAGTCTCCTAACGTTTAGAGGGTCAAATGCCCATTTGTTGCTTTGCGGCTGCCCAAGCATCCGCAACGCTGGAAATCGAACCCGTCGGAACGTTGGTCGGAGCGACAGCAGACGCACCGCCCGACACGAAACCCGCGTCACGCTTTGCGTCCACAACAGCCTGCACCTGATCCTGAGTGACCTGTCCTGCTGCTTGCTGTGCCTGCAACTGGGTGATCACCTTGTCATATGCAATCTGCTTGTACACACCTTCCAAATCGGTGGTGTTACGCTGCAACGCAGCACGCACCACCGCCTGAGGGTCGAAATCCTCGTATGTTGATTGAAGGCGACCAATCTCCTTTTGCAACTGCTCGTTCGCACGCTCCTGCTCATACTGCTGGATACGCTGTTCCGTTTCCCAAATCCGTTGCTCCAACGGATCATCGAACTGGGGCGTCTGCGGTTCCTGCTGCTGAGCATCCGCAACCATCTTTTGCGCTTCCGCTACCCCGTAATGACGGGACAGAAGTTCAATTGTTTGCTGCGGATTATTTTCAAGAGCCTGCTGCAAAGTAGAAGCAAACTGAAATTGTTCCCTTTGAGCCGACAACTCCTGCGTCTTACGAGTGTAATCCGACTGCCTCTGATAACCTTGGATGGCTTCGTTGAACGGCACAGAAACTTCCTCGCCGTCCACCTTCACCTTCACATACTTGTCAGTAAAAGCATCCGTATCAACATATTCGTAAGACGGCTCTGGTGCCGCCTCAACCTCTGGCACAGTTTCCCCGACAGGATCGGGACTGGCTGTTGGTTCAATAATTTCTTCAGACATAAGTCTCCTATGTTAAGAGTCCACGAATGGTTGCTCTACCTATATAAAACAGCGTTCTAAATTGGTGGAATATTTCCACCTTGTTCTGCCATCAACGCTGCAAGAATGGCAGGATCAACGTCGCCACCCATCGGTGGCGGCGGAATAGACCCAGCCCCCAACCCCATCGGAGGGGCAGGCTGTGGAGGCTGCGGGGCGGGGGGTGCCGCAGGCTCAGGCTGGGTCATAAACATTTCAGGGTTCTTCACACCAAACCCGTACTGAAGAACATAGGCACCCAACTTCTGGACATCCACAACCCCAGCAGAAACAAACGGTGCCATAGCATCAATCATCTGCATCGCACCCTGACGACGAGCCGCTTCGTTATACGGCTGGGTAGACCCAGCAGCAACCTCAAAATCAAACTCGCCAGCAATATAATCACGCTCATACTGAACCCACATCGGTTCACCATCACGCGCAATAATTCGCGCAACCTGTGGCTGCGTCATAAACTGCTGCGCCAACTGAAGAATACGACGACCCAACTGGGCAACAGCCGATTCAATCGACGCCAACTTGTCTGATGTACGCGCATTCTGTGCATCCTGAATTAACTCTGCTTCGGTGGCGGTGCGTCGGATTTCCGACACGCCGCCACGCATGAACTCGGTCACACCAGAAACCAATTCAATGTCCTGACGGATCAAACTGGATTGGTTATAAAACTCTGGCGGGTTAATCAACGCAGGGAACGGTGCGACCACATCACCCAACGGCACATCGCCCTGCACAGGAACCATCACGTTGTCCTCATCCGACTCCAACGCTGCACGCCCATTAGAATCAAAGTTCGTTTCCCGAATCAAATACTTACGGGCATAACGCTTACGATGATTCATCATCTGGGTACGAGTCTCATTCAACTCGCGTTGCATCGGCTCAATTGCTTCCAACTCGCCAATCGGATAGAAACAATCAGGCACATCATAATTGCGTAGCATCACAAACGGATGACCAAACGAATACGGCTGTTTCTTCGGCTTAATTAAAAAACCGTCGCCGCTGTCGGTGAACACCGCCACCGTCCTGTTACGCAAATCATAAAACTCGTACACATCCGCATAACCTTCTTCGGTGTCATTCACCTTGCGTGACGACGGATCATCCGAATACTTCGCGTAAGTGATTGATTCAACCGTGTCCCGTGCCGCCTTCGCGTACCGCTTGTCGGACTTCACATCCTTAATGGGGCGGCGCACACGGTGCGCGATCCACTTCGCATCATCCAAACAAGTAGCGTCAGGATCAACGAACACATCGAACGGGGAAACCCGTTCAACAAAAGGCTCATCGGCGGTTACAATCAAAGTTGTGGACGCAATGTTTTCTTCTACGTTCGGATCAGAAATATCTTCGTCCTCACCGACACGTTCTTCTTCAACGTAACGGTAACCAACCTTCAACCATCCGTGACCAAAAATCAGAAAGTCTTTGACAGCCCGACGGAAATGATCCTTGAAGTTGCGGTGACGCCACCAATAATTGACGACCGCTTCCGCAATCACCGCGTTCGGTGCGTTATCAGGATCAACAGAGTTCACCGTGATCTTCGGATAGTTAACCGCAATTGACGGAGCAATCACGTTAACTGTAGAGAACGCAAGGTTAACCAGCACACGATCTTCGTCCGCATAATAATCGTAATGCTTACCCTTGTACAAATCACCTAGCCGACGCCAAGTATCATCGTAATGTTCTTCCTGTCGCCACTTCTTGGACGACTTAATCTTCTTACGGTAACGGGACAAATACTCGCTATTAGGTGTACGCGCCATCAGATATCCTCAGGGTAGTCCTTCAACCAAGACTGGGCCATTCGCCCAGTCAAGTTCCACACCGCAATTAAACCCGCAATCAACGCAGACTTAACAAACGAAATGTTCATCACCGCTGCGGTCAACGGCGCAGCCGTTGCCCCAGCAACAAACGTAGCAACCGCACGGTTAACATCATCACGATAATCAGCCATCATTCACCTATCTCTCAAATGCCATTCAATATGATCATCAACCCTGTCCGACACATGCTCAACCTTGCGATCAATCTCACGCAACAACCCCGCGTTAGACGCATGATCCCTATTGTTCTCGCGCCGTGTCCGTTCAATCAATGCCACCAGCACACCGCTAGGTGCGACCAAGGCAACGACAACCTGCGCCCAAACAGGCATCTCACTTGTTTCCTACATATTCGATATCACGGCCATCACGTTTCGCAGTATCCCAAATCTCACGTTCCTGCTCACGGATAGTACGCCCATGAAAATTCTCTTGCCCATGCGAAAACCCCAGCCGCACAGTCTTAACATGACATCCGAAACAAATGCAGCCACGACGAGGAACCCCGTCGTGATCAAACGTCTTTCTGCAATTATCGCAAATTAAAGTAGCCATCACTAGTAATCAGATCGTTCTAGGACAAATGTGAACCATTACGAGTATTATACGAACCAATAGGAATCCTAGTGGGGGCTTCCTCCCTGTGAAGGAACTGTTCCCACCACGCCATACTATTAGTCGGGATCGGCTGCCCCGCGTCATACTCGGGCAGCCACACATACTTCAACATCTGGTTAGCAATAGCCAACGAAATCACACGGTCATCATGTGGCGAGCCACTAGTTTTACCGTTCGCCTTACGAACAAAAGTACGCAACTCTCCAATGGTGCGGGCACACACCACCATGATTTCCTGATCCCGCAACACCGCAGCCAACTCATCAATCATCAACGGTTTCGTACTAGAACTAGTGCGCCAACCCAACACATCCGTAGGTTTTGCACGCGCCTGCGCCTGACGACGCTGCTTATAAATATTCTGGTAGCCGTGTCGTTGCAACGCTTTCAACGTTGTCAACCCGTGGTTGTTGTTCTCCACTCCAACCAACGCATTGTTATACCACCAACCCAACTCGGCCAATAATTCACCAAACAAATCAGGTGCAATATGTCCATGCCAATTAGCAACCACCCGACCTGTGGACGCATCAATCACATGAGCCGAACTGTAGTCGCCATACGACAACCCTTCAGCAACGTCCGCGCCTACAACATACACCGCTTCAAACTCTGGTTCCTGCCACACAGACAACGGGCCATCACGGCCAACACGCAAATGTGTTGGCTGGTCGGAATCATAAATCAAATCGCCCACATCAGGATCAACAGCAACAATACGATCCAACGAATCAATATCAAACACAGGGTTACCTGATTTGATAAACGCTTCCTCAGGGGCACGCGGATACTCCTGATGCAACTGCCACAACGGAGTAGTTCTAGATTTAACCTCGTACCAATTATCGTCACGGTCACCAGCAGACCACGGGAAAAACAAACCTTTGAACAGGTTGGTTCCAGTTTGGGAACCAACCCACATCTCATGGAAAAAGTTGCCAGACCCATTAGCCGTAGACAACGTGATAATACGGCCACCCACATCCGCAATAGGTTCAATAGACGCCCACGCCTCGGACGGGTTCGGCAAGAACGCCATCTCATCCACGATCACCAGATACACCGATTCACCACGGGCAGGATCATTCGATGACGGCAACGATTCAATAGCCGACTCGTTATCAAACACCATCTTTAATTGGTGATCTGTGATCTGTGACGGGCCACGTTCCTTCATCCAAAACGGCAACCACCTGTAACCGTACTTAGATTTCTGCAACAACTTCGCGGCCTCACGCTCAGTCCTAGATAGCATTACAATGAACCTGTCAGGCCAAAAGAACACCAGCCAAAAAGAATACGCTGCCGCCAAAGTAGAAAACCCGATCTGGCGTGCCTTCAAAACAATACTGTAACGCTCCGTGTGCCATGATTCAATTGTTTGCTGCTGCGCTTCACGCAACTCAAACAGAATCCGTCCCCGTTCAGGGTGACGGATAAACCAATAGTTCTCACAGAAATAAAAGAACCCTTCAATTTGTTCTTCAGGTGTGTCCCCACCTTTGCATGAACGCCATTCGCGTTCATACAATAATTCATTTAATTCCATCACACTCTCTTAGAATCATACGGCCTAGCACGTTTCATCCACCACGGTGGCATGATAATAACACGATCCAACTTCTGACCGCCGTTACGCCAAAACGCATTCTGCACACCCACAGCACCAGAAGCATCAGCAGAACGGAACAACGTGGTGACATCCGTCACAATAGAACCACCAGCACCCACACCACTAGTGGCACGCAACAACGTCAACAACCTAGTTGACGTTGACCCACCCACACCCAAACCTGACGCCACACCAAAAGTGGTTCGCAAACCAATAGCCTCATCGGCAGCAGTAGCGGCACCTGCACCTGTAGCAGACCTGATCGGCGTGTACAAATCCGACACAGACTGGCTGCCTGTACCTGAGCCAGCAGCCGACTGGAACGTTGTGCGAACAGCAAACGAACTAGAAGTACCAACACCCGAACCTAGAGCGACATCCACAGCGGTACGCAAATCCACAGCCGTAGCATCACCAACACCCGACCCCGATGCATTACGCAACTGTGCCGTCCCAGACATAACAATATGTTCCCCTGTGCCTGCCGACGATGCATCACGCAAAACGGTACGCAAACCGACAGCAGTATCCCCAGCGGTAGCACCACCATCACCAGTAGCCGACCTGATACCATTATAGAGATCAACAACAAGTGAACCGCCAACGCCAGCCCCGCTGGCGGTGACGGTAAACGTCAACGTGCCATCAGAGTATTCTGCGCCTGCACGCGAATAAGTGATGTCGGACTGGTTATAGGTGACAGCCATCAGATCACCTCAATCCATGACACCGAAGGTTCATCCCATACATACTCTGCTTCACCAGTCGGATACGGAACAGGCGGTTCCCACGAAAACGTGCTGTTATTCAACATCCACGACTCGTAAGTCTGCGGATGTATAAATGCATCAATCATCTCGTCATAAATAAAACCAACCCCTGCATAGTTGCCACGGTATGGCGTGCCGCCATCTTTGTGAATACCACCATGCGTGTTGTACGAAGTGCGTTTACAGTTTTGGCCACGGAACTCGCCATAATGCTGCTCCCAGTCAATACCGTCAACGCCTTCGTCAATCCCAACGATAACTTCAGTAACGATATTGTTGTCATCAAGAAAAGCGTAGTGAGCCATTATCCGCTCCAACTTACGTTGTCAGTACCAGCAGTAATCTGAGTCACTTTGTTATCTCCAACCGTGCTGGTCGATCCCGTCAGACCTGCACCAAGCGTAATTGTGTATGCGGCAGGGTAGCGAAGAATAACGATGCCCGAACTTCCAGAGCCACCGAAATCGGTGTTGTAGCCAGCACCCCCGCCACCACCGCCAGTATTAACAGTAGCATCCCACCCCTCTTGACCGTCGTCGCCGCCCCAACCGCCGCCGTCATAAGCGGGAGCGCCGCTACCGCTCCTGTCACCACCACCGCCGCCTCCACCAGCACGGGCTATCGATGAACCAGTTATTGACGAAGAAACACCAGAACCTCCGTCGCCGCCATCACGAGAGTTGTCGGGCGCACCGACGCTGAGAGCACCGCCACCGCCACCGCCCCCATCGCCGAAGGTTTCACCACCATCGTAACCTTGACTTGCTGTGCCCGAACCACCAAGTGCTCCGCCACCACCAGCACCACCGCCAGAACCGCCATCTGCGCCATCTGTGGAAGAGCGCTGACCACCACCGCCACCGCCAATAGACGTAATCGTGTTAAATACCGAATTAGAGCCATTAGGCGCAGAACCTGCGCCATCGCCACCTGCGCCGCCAGCACCAACAGTAACCGTGTAATTAGTTGACGCAACCAACGTCAACGCAGACTCAGCAGATGCACCACCACCAGACGATTCGCCCGAAACACTAGAACGGTAACCGCCAGCGCCGCCGCCTCCACCACCGCCGTCGCGCCTCGCGGTGCCGCCACCACCGCCGCCCGCAATAACCAAATACTCAAGAACCAGAGGCGGCAAATTAGACCACACCTCAGTAGAACCAACAAAGATCGCTTCTACCTGAGAAGAACCAACCTTGAACGTATCAACATCATTCAAGACAGGCATGGCTCAACCAACAATCACATACAACGTGTTTGCGTCAGGTGTCAACGCATCATAAGCGGCCTGCGTCAACTGAACAATTTCATTGATCTGATCTGACACAACCGCATCAGTTTCCAACGTCGCAACTTTGTAATCTAAAGACCCCGTAACAGCAGACCCGTCAACCCCAACCTTCGTCTGCAATGCTTCAACAGCATCATTCACATCCGCGTGCTGCCCAGCATGATCAGGCGAATCCAGCGTATCACCCGACGTAGGATTCGTAAAATTATCTAGGTTACTAGGAAAGTTAGTTGCCATAATTACACCTTGACAATAAAGTTAATACCCAACGACGGCTGAA